GCCAGCTTGATTTGTGTAGTTAAAGCAACATAAGTCGTTTTCAGAAAATTAAAAAGAGGGATCATCTGTGCCACCATCACAACGCTGTCACCGCATGCAGATATGTATGCGGTAAAACCACCTGTCAGATTAAACATTCCAATCTTCACGTCATCAATCTTAGCCTGCATACGCTTCATCTGTTCCTCTACAGTACCGGTTCGAATTGTTGCCTGATCTTCTGCTACTGTTGTACCTGTTACAGCCGTAGTCATTTCGTCAACAGCCTTGGCGTTTGTAATCAGAAATTGTGCAGCAGCAATATTTTCGGCACCAAACAATTTTGACAGATATGTAACGTCATTTAATTTCGGTTTTAATGCATCCAAGGCTGTTCCAAGACCTGTTTTCTTGAAGTCTACCTTTAGCTCTGTTTGCATTTTCAGAAGAATATTTCTCAAAGCAGTACCGGCTTCAGCTGCTTTAAGATTCGATTTTGACAACACTTCAATCGCACCTGCAGCCTGTTCAACGGAAAGTCCTGCATTTGCTGCCACGGCACCACTCACCTTGAAAGATTGTGCCAGGTCAACAATCTCGGCAGCTCCGTATTTTGATCCTGCTGCCAAAACGTTTACTACACGATTTGCTTCCGTTGCCTTCAGCCCGAATTGATTTATTGTTGCAGCCATGGCAGTGGCTGCATCCGACATATCCATACCGGCGGCATGAGCAAGTTTTATAGTTTCTTTTTGCAGTACCTTTAGACCATCCATTCCGATAGTGTCTACTTGTATCTGCGATGCCAGAAGAGCGAAAGCGTCTGCAGCACCTTTGGCGCCTAATCCTGACTCTTTTCCTGTCTCACGGGCAACGCGCTCAAGGTCTTGAAGGTCTTTTCCCGTTATGCCAGTGATAGAGGATAAATCTGCCATCGATTGCTGAAATGAAACACCGGGACCTGTAAGGTTATTAAATGAGTCGGATAAACCTCTGATATTATCAACCAGTGCATTTACTTTTATGATATCAAGCTTCTTGCATACATTACTTACTGATTGTGATACGCTGTTTGTGACACTCTTACCTGTCTTGTCTACCTGCTTTTCGATATCATTTGTGGTTTTTTGTACACTGTTACTTATTTTTGAATTAGCATCATTAACGGCCTTGTTTATTTGTTTGCTAGCCTTATCAGTTGCATCAGAGACAGATTTATTAATGCTTCCGATAGCTTTATTTATATTCTCAGCTTTCCCGGACGCATTATTATCTTTTAATATTAAATTGATTATATATTCCAGACTTTTCATATCTTTGCTGCAAACAATTAAACAATGATCAATTTTGTGTTACATATTATCGCTTGGACTGTATCCATCCTTCTTGCAATAGGCTTCTTTGGCGTATTCGTCCAAGGAATCGTTGAAGCTTTCCACAACGATGATTGTTGTTAATTTTCAAACCGTTTTTTAATCCTTTCTAAATCTTCTCGGGTTGGGAGACTGATCTTCTTATCCTGTTCTTTCTTTTCCCATTCGAACTGCATCAGGTCCTCTATTTTCATTTTGTTTTTCAAGTTCGGCATTATTGCGCAGTAGGCGATGAAGCGGGTTTGTTCCCATCGCGTCCGGAACTGTGCTGTCTGATACCTGTTCCATTCTTCATAGAGGATGCCAAACTCATCTAAAGTCAGTTCGCTAGCATCCGACAGCGATATTCCGATAACGCCTATTGCGATACCAATGACATGGTCAATCCCTTGCCATCGATTTTTTTTTCAGCCTCCGCAGTTGTTTGTGCCACACCGAACAGGTTTGTAGTGATCTGTTCGATGTCGGCAATTTCGATGTCGTTCATCATTGCCTCTGCCGTCTCGTATGGAAAGTTTTTTTTCTGTTTTTCGCAAGCCTCCTTGACTGCCAAAAAGAGCAGTTCGCAAATGGAGAACATGTCTTTCAACTGGTCGAGTTCCTTCCCGCACTGATCCTTGAAGCGCTTCAGCGTTCCAACTGTCAAACGACATGGATACTCTTTACCATTAATCTTTACCGTGTTCATGCTGCTGCTCCCGTTTTGGTTGTTATTTCACCACTCGATTCGAGCGTAGCGCTATACGATGCATCGCCATCTGCCGGAGAAGATTCTTCGAGCGATGAGATAACAAACATTCCCTCTTCGTATTCGTCGCTGCTGGCTGCATCGACTAAAGAGTATTTTACCTTAACCTCTTCCTTTGCCTTGAATGCCTTCTTCAGCAAAGACAATCCTGCTGCTGAACCATAGGCAACCAATGCTTCGCACTTGATTGTTGCAGAAAGTTTCGTCACTCTCTTTTTAGCCCAGCTTCCAGATGCCGTATCCTTAGTTATTCTTTCCTTCGTCTCTGCGGAGTAAGATACGGTATGACTTGTTGCTGCTGCTTGAGGCGTATATGTAGGCGTCTGAGCCGTACCGGTATTCAAGTAGACCATCATCTCTCTACCATCGATTATATCACCTGCTGTGTGTGCCATATTTCCTGTAAATTAATATGATTACTAATACAATAAATCCTGTTATAATGCCTGCCAGGTACCATTTTGCTTTTGTTGTCACAGATGTGATAGCCGGTACAGGCGTTGTTGTTTTATCTTTATTTGCTGTCATGCTCGAATTTCGACTCAACTGTTCTGTAAGCTTATACGTAAGCTGTTGAATCGAGTCTGCTGTTGCATAAACATAGATCGTATCATTGCGAAATTTTACCGATGCGGTTGCATGACCGGAACGGCTTATGTAACCTGCATCAAAAGGCAGTTTACGGAGGCTGTCCAGCGGTATCGTCAGACTCGCCAGGCTCTCCGGTATCGTCACGGGGATGACGGTTATTGATTTTTGCCAGTTCAGGCTGTCGCTCAGTGCGGTATAGGAACTCTCGCGCGTAGTCCTGCACGAGCTTGTGAACAGGACAAGTAGGATAATAATCGCACTCTTTGACGCGAACGACAATGATCTCCAGATGGCTGACCTTTTTCTGCAATAATACGATCTTTCCATTTTGTTCTTGCAATAACTGGTTGTTTGATTCTGCGATGTCCTGATATACCTTTATCGTGTCGAGTTTGATAGATGCCTTCTTCATCCGCTGCTGATTCCAAAACAGCAGCACGTTTGATATGATTGAAAGTATCGAACCGCCTGCAACCCATTCAAGTATAGTCAGGGCATCCATCTCATTAATTAGCTTTTACCGTTTTTTTACCGAACATCCCAACTATCCATTGCACTAAACCTGTATCTGCAATGCCGTTAGCTGCCAATGATACGCCGAATCCGTATGCGAGTGCCAAATACCACGGTAAGTTATCAAGAAAACCTAAATGCATCCACCATCCGAACATAGTAATTCCAATTCCTACTATCCAGGATATTAGCTGTATTGCCCAACTCGGCATGCTTGGTATCAGCTTTTTAATAATCTCGACAACGACAGGAATAGCAGCTACCAGTGCAGAGATCGATGCGAAAATCGAATTGAAGTCCGTTTGCTGTGTTACTGTTCCGGTATCTGTTACTACTTGCGCCATGGCAGGCACTACAAACATCAATAATAATGCTACTAATGAAAAAAGAAATTTAAAATGTTTCATATTGTCTATTTTTTAGTTGTTACGAAAAATACAAATCTGCTTCAGCTTTGCGACGTCTGACAAGTCCTGCCAACTCTATGCCACCGGCTTTGGTCCATTTCATGAATTCCTTACGTATAGCCGGATCGCATGCATTGGCCTTCACTTTTTTGAGGAGTGTCGAGCGCTGAAATTGTTCTGTTCCGACATTGAAGACAAACGACACCAGCGCATCAAACTGGTTCTGATTTACACCAGGACATTCACGGTTTACTACAGCTTCGAACTCTCTTAAGTCTTCCGCAAGTAACTGTGCCGCCTTATCTATATCAATATAATCGCCGGCCTTCACGCCTAAAGTATGTCCATAACCAATTGTCCAGAATCCTGCCGGGCATCGATAAGCCCGCGTTCGCAGGCTCTCGAAACCTTGTATCAGTGAGATGCCTTTAGTTGTCGTTCTCATTTTATTTGTCCTCCAGCAAGACGATTACGCCTTTCTGGTCGTCACGCAGGATGTCGGCGCCAAAGCGGCAGAACGCTTCGATTATCGTGCCGCCCAGATAGCCGGGCGCATTTTCATTTACGACCGTCTTCAAAGCACCTTCAGCACGACAAACCAGTTTATCATTCCAAAATAGAGCACCATCGTACAATGAATCTGTCACTTTCGTATCAGAGTCAAGCGGCGTGCTGCCGTTATAAAGCAAACCGCAATGGCCTGCATCTACAGTGCGCTGATAAATATCGATACCTAAAATACGTCCGATGATACCGGCTTCCAGCTTAGATGTGTTACCTGTTTTGTAGTAATCCACAAACTCGGGAATACCGAGTAAATCCGTATACATATCAGCTGTCAGCATACCGTACCAACTACCTCCAAGAGAGCTCACATTCATACGCATCATCAAATTGAGAACCTTGATGAAGTCGTCCTTTGTCACAGCTTTGCGCTGAGAACTAAATCCGATGACATTCGTTGCACGTGCCGAACCGGTCGTTTTCAAAATATTCGCGCTCTGTGTCGGACACCAGTGCTTCATAGCGTATGCGGCAGCCTTGGTGTTAATCTCGTCTGCCTGTTGCATTTGCTTCGTAGCGCGCTTGTTGTAGTTCACAAGCAATTCACTCTGCGAGTCGACAAGAAGGGGATCGCAGTAAAGCAATGTCGTTTTGTACGTTTTCTTGCTGTCTGTCGATGTTTTGACGGACAGAGGCAGCGAATCCGGCGCACCTTCTTTTGCCTTGCCAATACTTAGTTGAACAGGTTTTTCGATCTGTTCGACATTGTCGGCCACACCCGTTTCGCCAATAGATTTCTTGTAAAAAGAATTGTCCGGGAAGATTTGTTTTTGAAGCTCTGTTGAATAGAGCGTTGTTCTAATTTCTGCCATATCGTTAATCAATTTGTACAGCTGCTGCTGTCTGAATAAAGTTCACGCCGTCATACACATATTCCGCCACCTTTGTTTTGCCGGCAACACCGACAGTGGCAACACCTGTCACTCCCGTACCGCAAGCCAACGACTCGGTAGCGGTTGTTTTCGTTTTCACAATCAATCGTGCGCCTACAGTCACGGTCGGACTGATCGCCAGATTGAGCGTACGTGCCGCCGTGGCAATCACGGAAGCGCCATCGACGACAGTCAGGTTGTTGTAAACATCAACATTCTGATCGCCTGAAGCCGTTAATACGGCAACTGATGCATCGCCAAACGGCCATTTTACAATTGGGTTCTGAATCTGTTCGTTCATAATTATCCTTCAATTTTACGTTCGTACTCGTCCAGAAGACGGTTGAACTTGTCAGGGTCTGATTTTTCCATATCCTTCAGCGCCTGAGGGTTGTGCTTTTGATACCAGTCCCAATCATGCGCATCCTTATCCGTTTTGCCCTTGCCTGCACCTGCTTTGTTGATCACGTCAGAAAGACGTTTTTTCTCATTGCTCACCGGCTTGGTCGTTACAGTCTCTTCCTCTTCTGCTTCCTCTTTTTCCGAAGCATCTTCAATCATGTCTACAAAGAGTGAAAGGTCGGCTGTTGCCAGCTTCTGCATTTTCTCCTTGTTTTTCTCATTCACGATACCGGCTTTTTCACCAAGCGCCATATAGCGCGCGATAAGAGCCTTCTCGCGATCACTCATACTTTTTTCTCTTGCCTTCAGAGCTTCAATAATCTGCTGTTCAGTAGCATCTTCTGATAGCCCGAGCATTTTCGCGATTTCTTTCATGCTGTTTTTTTTAGTTGTTGTATACTCGTTCATGACGCGGCTCATCAGCTCCGCAGTCGATAAATTTCCCAGTTCGTCTTTGCGTGGCGTCGTAACCACTTCATCCGCTAATCCTGCCGCTTCGGCTTCATCGGCCGTGAACCACGTTTCATCTTTCATTAGCGATGCGATCTTTTCTTTGCTGCATCCACGGCGTGACAGAATTGTCTGCAACGTATCCGTTATACTGTCGAGCGCCTTCTTATCCTTTGCGGATAATTTGTCGTTGCCCTGGCCGCTGAAAAACGGATCATGTATCATCAGCTTCGCATAATCCTGCATTGTTACCTTATCGGCCGCAATAGCTATAACCGCCGCCATGCTGGCTGCAATTCCGTTCACATATGCATGTACGAAAGATTTCGCGCTTAAAATAGCCGAGACGATGGATAGCCCCTGACTGACACTGCCACCGTCACTGTTTATAAGCAGATTGATCGTGTCAACAGAACTGTCGAGTTCCGACATCTGACTTGCAATCATGTTTCCGTCTATATCTCTACCAATTACGCCATACAGACGTATGGTTGCTTCGTTTTTGTCGCGATTGATTATTTCTTCAATTTTCATCGTTTTTCTGCTGTTTTCGAAGCAAAATAAATGCGTTAAAACACTGTTTGCAAGCGGAATTACAAGCCTTGTAACAATTATTACAAGCGTTGCAACTTTGCTTTAATATCTAAGATGTAAAGAGCAATTTTGCCCAAAAAGCAAGCATCATGAACGAAAAAGAAGCAGCTTACATTTTGTACAAGGAAGGCGTGTCCGGTCAGGAAATTTCAAAGATTTTGGCCCGTTCGGAACAAACCGTATCGCGATGGAAGAAAGAAGGCGAATGGGACAAAAAGTCTACTGAAGACCTCATGGCCATGCAAACCATTCATGAAGATATACGCGACCTGGTGCGCTACCAGCTTGCAACACTCCGTAAGCTGAAGGAAAAGTATGTTGAAGCAGAAACGAGTGACGGCGAGCCGCATTTGATTGGCAAAGGCGACATTGACGGCGTTCGTGATCTGTATAATATGATCAAAGAAAAAGAAACGGATTGGACCACAACCGTACGTACCGTACGACTTATAAATAAATTCTTGATGGATAACTGTCCTGAACTGGCACGCGAAGTGGCGCCACGCCTTAACGACTTTCTGAACGAGCAGAGAGGAGGCGCGCAATGAGCCTTGAAAAAGAGTTGACACACAAGGAGCAGCGCGAATATAACGAATGGCTGGCGGAGATGCGGGAAACCGTTCGCCTGAAGCCCATCGTGGAAACAGAGGCGAACAAGCAGCGGCGCATAGCATCGCTGAAGAAAGACTTCACAAAGTTCTGCAGGTATTATTTTGCCGACTTCATGGATGCCGATTTCGGTTGGTTTCATAAAAAGGCGGTACAAGACATACGTAAGAACCCGGACATCATGTTTATAGGCGAATGGCCTCGGGAGCATGCGAAGTCGGTTGTGATGGACATCATGCTGCCGATGTATCTAAAAGCATTGGGCGAGTTGACAGGCGTAATTTTGGCCTCTGCAAACGAAGATAAGGCCGATGGCCTTCTGGCCGACCTGCAGGAACAACTCATGTTTAACGAGCGTTATAAGGCCGACTATGGCGTACAATATAAATCCGGGAAATGGGATGAAGGTCATTTCGTTACCAATGACGGCATTGGATTTTGGGCTTTCGGTCGCGGTCAGTCGCCGCGTGGCGCGCGTGAAGCCGCTAACCGTCCGAATATGATTCTTGTAGACGATATCGACGATGCCGAGATATGCAAGAACGAGAAGCGCGTTATAGAAGCCACCGACTGGGTGCTTGGCGACCTGTTCGGTTGCGCGCCGATCAAAGGCAGCCGGTTCATCATCATCGGCAACCGTATTCACAAAAAAAGTATCCTGGCGCACCTGGTTGGAGACGTGGAAGACGACGATCCGAAACGCGAAGGCATAGAACATCTCAAAGTCTATGCGCTCGAGAACCCGCGCACACACGAGATGGACCTTTCCGAACGCGGCGTACCGGCATGGAAAGAACGATATACGCGCGATCAGATATTGGCAAAAATGAAGAAATTCGGGCACCGCCTGGCGATGCGCGAATTCTTTCACAAGCACATTGTGGAAGGACGGGTATTTAGAGAAGAGCATCTGCCGTGGGCTAAATTGTCTCCACTTCAAAATTGTGACAAGATTCTGACTTACTGCGATCCGTCGTATAAGGACACGAAGAAAAACGACTTCAAGTTTATTGTCCTGATAGGGAAAAACGGACCTTTCTTCGATATATACGACTGTTTTGGCCGGCAGTGCACGACACCGGAGATGGTGCGCGGACATTATAACCTTGCTGCTGAAGTTCCTTCAAACCGAGTTTGCCCGCATTGGATGGAAGCTAATTTCATTCAGGACATACATCTTAAAGCCTACGATGAAGAAGCCGAAAAGCGCGGATACAGCATTGCCATCCGGGGCGATAAACGTGCAAAGCCCGACAAAATGGACCGCATCGAGAATCTGTCAGCTTACGCCGAACGCGGCCTGATCCGTTTCAACCAGGAGAAAAAATACAGCCCGGACATGCAGGAACTGAGACAGCAGTTTCTCGGTTTCCCGGATGCGGATCATGACGACGGACCTGATGCTGTAGAAGGCGCTATTTACAAGCTCAACAAAGCGGCGATTAAACACAATAATAATAATTCCGGTGGCATTAAAACTGTAAAATATCAACACAATAATTCACGAAGAGCATGGTAACAAATTATTTAACAACAAAAGATTTCCTGGTTTTTATCACACAAGCTGCATTTACAAAGCTCGTACGCGACAACGACACAAAGATTCTGGATAGTGAAAATATGGCTTACGGCTATATCAACGAAAAACTGAGCGCACGCTATAATGTAAGCAGTGAGGCGTCACATAGCGGAGAATCACGCAATTCGTCATTTGTCAGATGGATGACGATTCTTACCGTGTATTTTCTATACCAGTCTGTGCCCGATGACGACATCCCGGAGCGCGTTCGGCTGAACTATGAAGATGTGATGAAAGAGATAGATCGCGTTGCC